GCCTATAAAATTAGTAGAAAAGAACACGATTTTCCTCCCGTATTTATATGCGTTTTAAACGGTGCTTTTATGTTTTTTACGGACTTGGTGAAACGTGTAGGTGAATGCGAAATAGACTTTATACGTGCGAAATCTTACATGGGTATCACGCAAACTAACGTCTCAATTTTAAAATCAATTGAAATAGATATTTCAAGAAAAGATGTATATCTTGTAGATGATATCTATGATACTGGGGAAACAATGAAAGCCTTAATCCAACATTTAAATCTTAGTAATCCAAAATCAATCACACCTGTTACTTTATTCAAACGTTGGAGCTCCCATAACCCAGACTTAATTTATGGATTTGAACTTCAAGATGAAAGTTGGTTAGTAGGTTATGGATTAGATGATGAAAAAGGACTTCAACGAAATCTTAAACATATTGTTGGATTATTGAAAGAAGATTAGTATATTATACAAAAATAAATAAGTTATATGGAAAACAAAAGACGAAAAAACCACACTGATCTAGAGTGTGTTAAAACAGGTTTCGCTAATGGAGTTGCGCCTGGATTCCCCCTTACAGAAAAAGAAAAGTGGTCAATGGTAGATGAAGCTGAAGAGGCATATGGTAAATTCCTTGATGCTCTAGGTTGTGATTGGAGAAATGATCCAAATTCAATGGAAACACCTCGACGTGTAGCTAAAGCTTATGTGTTTGATTTATGGGCAGGTCGTTATGACGCTATGTCTGATATTACTTCATTCCCCTCAGATGGATATGATGGTATTGTAATCGAAAGAAATATTCCAATTAATTCAATGTGTTCACATCACCATCAAACAATTGGAGGTGTAGTTCATATTGGTTATGTAGTAGGTAAAGATGGTCAAGTAATTGGGTTATCAAAATTAAACCGAATTGTAGAATTATTTGGTCGTAGAGGAGCAATTCAAGAACAATTAACTTCTGCTATCCATAATGCTGTAGATAAAATTTGTGAAAATAATATTGGTGTTATTGTGACAGTAGTAGCAACCCATAATTGTGTTTCATGTCGTGGTATTAAACACCAGGGAGCATCAATGGTTACAACTAAAGCTTCAGGCGTATTTATGGAAAACAACAATCAAGCACGTAAAGAATTTTTCGATTCATTAAAAATTAATAATGGAGGACACCAAATTTAAAGTTATGACAAAGTTAGAAGAAAAACAATCCGAATTAATTAATTTGTTAACAAGTCAAGTAGTAGATCTATCTATGATGTCTAAGATTGAATTAGGCAATGATGTTACTGAAGAATGGAGACGATTAAATCAAGAAATTAGTAGCATAAATGAAAATTATGTGCCGTTTGTAAGTGAAGTAGAGACGTTTAATTCCACTATGGGTAAACCTAACAATTATGAGCCAATTATCCCAGAAGAAAAAGAATGGATGTTTGTTTACAATTTCATCCTTGAAGAACTTGAAGAGTACAAACATGCTTGTGAAACAGGAGACATTGTTGAGGTTCTTGACGCTCTATGTGACATTGCCTACGTCTCGCTTGGCAACGGAACTATGCTTCATGGTCTTAAGGATAAGTTATGGCCAGCATATCAAGAAGTACAAGCGTCTAATATGTCTAAAGCTTGTATTAGTGAAGAAGAGGCACAAGAAACCGTTAGAGTTCGTTCCTCAGAGCAAAAGGAATCATGTCACTATGAAAAGGTTGGTGAATATTATATCGTCTATAGAACTCGTGACAAAAAAGTAATGAAAAATATTAATTATTTTAGACCTGATCTAAAACAATTCTTAGCATAATGTATCAATCCGTCTACTACGATAGAGACGAGTATCAATACTATTTAAGAGACGATAAAAGGGGTTGGAAGGTGTTTAAATACACCCCAACCTACTATGTCGCTCATCCTGAGGGTGAGTTAGAAACTCTTGATGGAACTCGAGTTATGCCTGTTAAAAAGATGGACGACTGGAGAGATCCTAAATATTTTGAAAAGGATGTTGATAAAGATACTCGTTTACTAGTTGATTTTTATTATGAATCTGACGAAACTCCTTCATACCATAATCTAGTTTATTTAGATATTGAGTGTGAGATTGCTGGAGCTCTTACCCCTGAAAATATTAAAGACCCTAAAGGTAAAATTACATCTGTTGCTCTTTATGATAACAATAGTAAAAAATACTACTGTTTGATCTTAGATGAAAAACAATTAATGGATGAAGCTAAATCTGAAAGTAAAGAAGTAATCCCTTATAAATCAGAACGTGAATTACTTAATGGTTTTCTTGATTTATGGGTTAAATTAGATCCAACAATTATTTCAGGATGGAATAGTGAATTTTTTGATATTCCTTATCTTTACTATCGTATCAATAAAGTTCTAGGACAAGATATGGGTAGTTACTTATCCCCAATTCAAAAAGTTAAAACCAAAATTGTTCAAACCAAAAACGGTTTAGCAGAACATGTAATTGTAGCAGGAATTAACCATTTAGATTACATGAACTTATTTAAAAAGTTTATTACTAAACAGGAACCAAGTTATGCTTTAGGAACAATTGGAGAAAAATATGTTAAATTAGGTAAGATTGAATATCAAGGATCACTTGACAAGTTATTCAGAGAGGATATAGATAAGTTTATTGAATATAACATTCGAGACGTTGAAATCTTAGTTGAATTAGAAAAATCACTTAAGTTTATTGAATTAACAGTAACAATTTGTCATCTGTGTCATACACCTTATGAAACTATCTACTATTCAACAGTATTAAATGATGGAGCTATTTTAACTTATTTAAAACGTAAAGATATAGTTTCACCTAATAAACCAACAACATATAATCCTGGATTAAAAGAAATTAAGGAAGAATATGCTGGAGGTTATTTAAAAGATCCAATACCCGGTTTATATGAGTGGGTTATTGACTTAGATTTTACATCACTATATCCTAGTATTATTCGTTCACTTAATATGGGTATTGAAACATTAGTAGGACGCATTGTGAATAGAGATAAGTTTGATAATCAATGGTCATTAAGGGAACTTAAGAAAATGGATCCTAATAAGATTGTTGAAATTGAAAAAGTTAAGAAAAACCGCTCATTAGTTCGTTCTGAAGTTAAAGTAAAAGATATCATTGAATTAATTGAGGAAGGTGATTTACTTATTTCAGCTCCTGGTGTAATATTCCGTAAAGATAAATCAAGTGTTGTTTGTGAGATATTAGCTGACTGGTTTGCTAAACGTCAAGAGTATAAAAAACTCATGAAAAAAGCATATAAAGTTGATAACGACCCTATTATGGGTGAGTTTTATAATAAGCGTCAACACGCGTATAAAATTAAGTTGAATGATGTTTATGGTGTGTTTGCCATTAATGGTTGGAGATACACTGATGGACATAAATTTATTAGTAAAGCCATTACACTTACCGGACAACGATTATTGCAGGAAAGTATTAAAAATATGAATGCTTATCTAAATAAAGAGATGAACATTGATAAAGATTCAATCATTACAAGTGATACAGATAGTTTATTCATCCAGTGTTCTGATTTACTATTACACAAATACCCAGATTTAGATTTAAAAAATAAAGATGAAGTAATACCTAAAATATTAGAAATAGCTACTGAATTACAAAATATGGCTAATAAATTTATAGGTGAATTTTGTCAAGAAGCATTTAATATTAAACCTGACGAACCACATTATTTTGAATTAAAACAAGAGGTTGTATTAGATAGAGGTTATTTTGCTGGTAAACGTAGATATGCTATCCACATTGTAAATAAAGAAGGTGTACCAACAGATGAACTAGATATGAAAGGTTTAGATTTGATGAAATCAAACTTCCCTCCACTGTTTAGAAAGTTTGGAGAACATATTTTAAATGAAGTTATGTTTGGTACTCTTAAACCTGATATTGATAAACAAGTACTTGATTTTAGAGAATCACTTAGAACAGTTGGTTGGGAACAAATTATGAAACCTACTGGGTTAAAGAAAATGCAAGAATACATAGCATCCGGCCCAACAGCAGGTGAAATATTTTCTAAACTTGGTCTAAAATGTCCTATTAATACTAAAGCTGCTATTTATTATAACGATTTACTTCGTTTTAAAGGTTTGGATAAAAAACACCCAACATTCCAAATAGGAGATAAAATGTACATTGGATACCTGAAAGAAAATCCGTATCGTATCGACGTGATTGGATTTAATGGACATAGTGATCCTCCTGAAATTATGGAATTTATTGAAAAATACATTGACAGAGATGGATTATTTGATTCAGTAATGAAAAATAAACTAGAAAGCATATACAGTGATTTAGGATGGGGTATGCCTGTATTTAATAAAAAAATAAATAAATTCTTTATATTTAACTAAGTTATGATAAACAAATTAGATTTAACATCAGTTATATCCAAATATCATTTAAACGGAATGATTGAACCGGTTAAATGGGATATTAAAGATGAAAAAATAACAATTAAATTTAATGCTCCTTCAAAGGACATGATTGGTAGAGTTGAATTCCAAGGAATGCCTCTTGAAGATTCAATAATCGCTATTAGTAACACATCACAATTAAATAAATTAATTGGTATTACAAATGGTTATTTGGAATTAAGTTATGTTAAAATAAATAAATTCATTACCAAATTAATTATTGCCGATAATCAATTTACATTAAATTACGCTTTAGCGGATACAATGATTATTCCTAAAGCAGGTGAATTAGGTGATGCTGGTGAATGGAATATTGAAGCCCCAATTGATAATGAAAGTATCAATGCTATTGTTAGAGCCAAATCAGCATTAGCTGAAAGTGAAACAGTAGTTATTAAACCACATGAAAATGCAGATGGTGAATTTCAAATCGAAATGCAATTTGGTGGTAACGTAGAACATGCTAACAAAGTATCATTTTACATCCCACAAGCAACATCAAACAACATCCCAGATAATTTTAAAGAACATTACAATTCAAACATGATTAAAGAAATTATGTATTGTAATAAAGATATGGCTAACGGATATATTAGTATTAATTTGGATGGTATTATGAAATTGGAATTTGAAAACGAAAATGTAAAAAGTACTTACTATCTCGTATCAAAAGAAATTTAATAATATATTTATATACATCACCATTAAGGTTGGTTATTTAAAGAATATTTCGTATATTCACGTTATAAAATATAAAAAATATGAGTTATACAATTATCAAAGATCCGGCTATTGAGCCGTTCCACATCTCCAAAGATCAATACTGTTATACAGTAGTGGAAACAATTACTCCCGACGAGAAAAATTTAGAAGCAGGAAGTGTTGGTAAAAATTATGAAAAGCCTTTAGGTCATTACAGTAATTTATCACACGCACTTAAAAAAATTGCTAAGTCTAAATTAGACCTTAAGTCTGAGTACTCAACAATTATGGATTATATTAATGAATGGCAACGCCAACAAGATGAAATGAATAAGTTATTAGAAAAAATTGGATTATGAAATTAGAAGCAATTTATAACGCAGTTATCGTTAAACCGATAGAAATAGAAGAAACCTCATATGGAGGCATTATAGTTCCAGATTTAGGGAATGAAAAAAACAAACTAGCTGAAGTAATTTCAGTTGGAAATGGTTACTTTTCAGTAACAGGAGTATGGATTGAAACAGTTCTTAGTGTTGGAGATGTAGTAGTTTTACCTACTATGGGATTCAGCAAATTAGAACATGAAGGTGAAGAGTACTGGATTGGACCTGAAAATCAAGTTTTAGCAAAAGTAAATAATTAATTTAAAATATGAGTAAAGTTATAGAATTCGGCCCAGAGGCACGTAAAAAACTATCTGCGGGTGTAGATAAACTAGCAGATGCTGTAACAGCAACACTAGGTCCTAACGGACGTAATGTTGTTATTGCAAATCAAGGTATTCCCCAATCAACAAAAGACGGTGTTACTGTAGCACGTTCAATTTCCTTAGAAGATCCAATTGAAGAATTAGGTGTTCAATTAGTAAAACAAGCAGCTATTAAAACAGCAGATCATGCTGGTGATGGTACTACAACATCAACATTGTTGGCTCAAGAAATGGTTAAACAAGGTTTAACTTATTTGAACAATGGAGCAAATGCCGTTGAAATCAAACGTAGTATTGATAAAACAGTTAAACAAATAGTTGATTTTATTCGTACAGATATTAAAGAAGATATTTCAAGTGAAGATCAACTTAAACAAGTTGCAACTATTTCAGCAAATAATGATCCTGAAGTAGGCGAATTAATTGCTACGGCAATGCAAAAAGTAGGTCGTGAAGGTGTAGTGTTTATTGAAGAGTCTAAAAATGGTGAAACATATCTTGAAACAGTAGAAGGTATGCAGTTTGATCGTGGTTACAAATCCCCTTATTTTGTTACTGATAATAACAGTATGAGTACAAGTATCCAAGATACATTGGTTTTAATTGCTGATAAAAAATTCACACAAGTAAAAGAATTACTTCCAATTCTAGAAGCAGTATCTGCTCAAAATAAATCATTGTTAATTATTGCTGAAGATATTGAAGGAGAAGCACTTGCAACTTTAATCGTAAACAAAGCACGTGGTATTTTGAAAGTAGTTGCTGTTAAAGCTCCTGACTTTGGAGATCGTCGTAAATTAATCCTTGAAGATATTGCTATCATGACTGGTGGTCAAGTATTTAGTGCTGAAAAAGGTATGAAACTTGATAAATTTAGTTGGGATTGGTTTGGTGAAGCTCGTGTAGTAACAGTTAATAAAGATAATACAACAATTGTTGATGGTAAAGGTGATGCTGATAAAATTGCATCTCGTATTGAAGAATTACAATCTCAAATTGAAAAATCTACAACTCCATACGAAAAAGAAAAATTGCAAGAACGTTTAGCTAAATTTATTGGTGGTGTAGCAATTGTACACGTAGGTGGATTTACTGAATCTGAAATGCGTGAGAAAAAAGATCGTGTTGATGATGCACTTCAAGCTACTAAAGCAGCATTAGAAGAAGGAATCGTACCAGGTGGTGGTTCTGTATTACTACATGCTCGTACTTGTATTAATATCAATGATATTGGTTCATCAATTGTTTTCAATGCATGTTCTGCACCATTTAAGAAAATCTTATCAAATGCTGGATATGAGCAAGAAGCTATATATAATGCTCTTAACTCTGTAACAGGTGGTGATTATTGGGAAGGTTGGGATTTGAAAACCGAAGAGTTTGCTAATATGAAAGAAGCAGGTATTATAGATCCAGCTAAAGTAACTCGTACAGCACTTGAAAATGCAGCTTCAGTAGCAGGTACTATTCTATTAACAGAAGCAGTAGTTGTCGACAAACCTGAAGAAAATAAAGACTCCGATGCTGGGTTTGGAGGCATGGGAGGAATGTATTAAATTTACGTAATATGAGAGACGCAGTAGATCTTATAGGAAAACCAGTTGTGGTTAAAGAGAAAACATATATTATTAGTAATGTTAATTTTCTTCCAATCCCTGCTCAATCAGATAACTATATTTGGTTTGGATTATCAGCAGATGGATCAACTGTAAATTTTTCCTACAAGGATCTATTGCCTTATCTTCAAGAACAAATTAGGTTATGAAACAAGAAGTAGAAAGAAATATTCTTATTGCTGAGAGAGTACCACCTGGGGATCAATGGAATGTAGTTGGTGTAGATGAGGTTCAATCTTCACTTACAGAGGCTTTAAATGCTTATTATATGAGTGCTAAAGTAAAACCTGAATCATTTAGACTTGAACCATTAAAAGGAATGTTGTATATTATCACAACAGAAGAAGTAGAAATACTTCAACCAAAACCTAAAACATTTAATCTATACGGAGAGTAATGAGAAAAAAAGAACATACATTGTGGGTTGAAAAATATCGTAGTCAAAATTTAGATAGTTACGTTGGTAATGAAAATATTAAAACTACTATAGGTAAATATCTTCAACAAAATGATATTCAAAATTTCCTATTTTATGGTCCCGCAGGTACAGGTAAAACTACTCTTGCTAAATTAATGGTAAATAATCTTGATTGTGATTACATGTACATTAACGCTAGTGATGAACGTGGAATTGATACAATTCGTGATAAAGTAACAGGATTTGCTAGTGCCGCATCATTTAAACCCCTTAAAGTAGTTATTTTAGATGAAGCAGATTTTATTACAATTCAGGGTCAAGCAGCGCTTCGAAATGTAATTGAAACTTATTCTCGTACTACTCGTTTTATTTTAACTTGTAATTTTGTAGAACGCATCATTGATCCACTTCAATCACGTTGTCAGGTACTTAAAATTGTTCCACCCTCAAAACAAGATATTGCTAAACATGTTGCTGGAGTATTAGAACAGGAATCAGTATCTTATACTATGGATGATATTAAAGTTTTAGTAAACCAATTTTATCCTGATGTTCGAAAAATGCTTAACACAGCTCAATTGTCAAATCAAGATGGTGAGCTTTGTATTGATAAATCAGTTATAGTATCTTCTAACTACATGACTCAAGTAGTTAAAGAATTGTCTAAACCAAAACCAAGTTTTAATGAAATACGTCAAATTATTGCAAACGCAAATGTTCAAGATTTTGAGGAACTTTATCGTTTCTTGTATGATAATTCTATTCAATTTGCATCGGGTAATGAAGGAATGGTGGCAATCTATGTAAATGAATATTCATATCAATCAAATTTCAGAATTGATAAAGAAATTAATTGCATGGCTTTAATAGCTAGATTAATCGAATTGAAATGAAATACTTTATAAAATACACGTTATCTTGGGTTTCACAGAATCTATCGATACCGTTTTGGATGGTTGGACATATACATTTAATGACAACTATATACGCGGATATACATGAAATATTAATATCATTAGGTATGAATATTATTGTAGCAGCTGGGTTTATCCAAGATTTTATAGAATATAAAAACGAAAAATTAAATAAATAAATATGAATCAAAAACCACAAATGAATGTCAATATTGACATCAAAAACACGACACCAATAACATCACCTGAGGGTAATCAAGTATTCCAAGAAGGTGTAATTTTACGTAAAGTGTCTAAATTCGTAACAGGAACATCAGAAGATGGAGTCATTCCAGTCCCAGTATTTTTTGATGTAAAAACAGGTAAAGTATTAGTAGAATTATTGCCTAAAGAATTAAGAGCAGAATTCGAAGATGACGCTGTTTGATTGGCTTAATGAATTAACCTTTAATAAAAGGGAATGGTCATCTTTTTCAGAAGATCAGCGGGAATCATTCAATTCTTACATGATACATAGATATGTATCGATGTATATCGGATATGTAGAATTATCAAACATTGCACAAAAACTCCCACTTACTGAAAAAGAAAAAATATATAATATCTATAAGACCATGTTGCCAAAGAAAAAAATGTTCCTCAAGTATGTTAAAAAACAAACAAAAAATACATACGAAGATTTGTTAAAATATGTTTCTGAATATTACCAATGTAGTTTTGGAGAAGCAGAAGAATATATTGATATTATCCGAGAATCAGGTATAAGAGGAATCCTTTGGGAAATGGGAGTTGATGAAAAAGAAACAGATAAATTAATTAAAAAAGCAAAGTTATGAGTATGAGAAATACAATCCTATCAGCAGTATACAAACATGCTGAAGGACACATCGCTAAACATAGAGCGAACATCGAAGTTTATCTTCACCAACCAGTTGGAATTGGAGAGCATTCCGATATTGTTGAAGCAATTGAAATTGAACTTAAAGCTATTGCTGAGTATCAAGATCAAATTGAGATTTTAAATAATTATTTTCCACAAGAAAAAGAAATACTTATATAAGTTATGATTACTGAAAATACAAGTTATGATCCTACGGGAGCTGGAAGAGCTATTTCTGATTTTGAAAAAACATACCCAACTTTAGCAGAAGCATTTAAAGAAAACCAACAAGAACAATATGAGTTGTTTGCTCGTAAAATGATGGATTATGGTTTAGGAAATATTACTTTAGGGTCTACACTTGAAGATCCTGATGATATTAATCTTTCATTGACTGGAATTTGGTTGCGTTGTAACGACAAGATAAATCGCTTGAAAAACATGTTAAAACGTAAGGGTCGTAACTATGTTCAAGACGAACCAATGATTGATAGTTTTATAGACATTGCTAATTACGGTATTATCGCTCAATTAGTAATGAAAGGTAAATGGAAAAAATAATATTATGCCTTTTAGCTCCCCAGACTTAAAAGAAGCAATTTTTGAACATATTCGAACAGTTGCTTATAATCATCTACCTACTTTCCATAAAATCCTAGACGTTGGTCCAGGATGTGGAACTTATGGAATGAATCTATCTGATTTAAATATAGATGCTGTTGAAATACATGAACCATATATTGAACAATATGAGATTAGAAAACACTATAAAAATGTATTTGTAGGAGATATTTTATCCTTTAATTATGATGATTATGATTATATTATTATTGGAGATGTTTTAGAACATATCCCTGCTGAAGCAGCTCAAAAATTAATTAAAGATATCACTTCAAAAGGAATCAAATGTTTAGTAGCAGTCCCATTCCTATGCCCTCAAGACGCAGTAGATGGAGTAGAATCAGAAATTCATCATCAAGAAGATTTAACCCCTCGAATTATGAAAATCAGATACCCAGAATTAGAATTGTTTTTAACAAATAATTTTATAAATGGTTATGCTTATTACACAAATTACCTTAAATGGGTTAAATAAAAAGTTTTGGCTAAAAAGAAAAAAATACCACAGGTTTTAAAACAAATAAAAAATCAACCATTACGAGAAGTAAATTATGCCTTTGAAAAAGCTATTTCATATAGTCAATTCTCGGTATTTCAAAATTGCCCTCGCAAATGGTCTCTACAGTATAGAGACGGTTTTTATACGTCAGAACAATCGATCCATATGACTTTTGGAACGGCGTTGCATGAAACTATACAGCATTATATAACAACTATATATGAGCAAAGTGCAGCAGCTGCCGATAGAATTGATTTAAAAGAATTATTTGAAGAACGTTTTAGGGAAACATACCTTAAAGACTACAAATCTAATAAAAACATCCATTTCAGTAACTCAATTGAAATGAATGAGTTTTTTGAAGATGGATTAGCTATTTTAGATTTTTTATCTAAAAAAAGAGGATCATATTTTAGTAAAAGAGGATGGCATTTAGTAGGTTGTGAAATACCTCTTGTTGTTACCCCAAATCCTCAATATCCAAATATTCTTTATAAAGGTTATTTAGATGTTGTTTTGTATAATGAAACCATGAATAAGTTTTTAATCCTTGATATCAAAACATCTACAAGAGGTTGGGGTGATAAGGAAAAGAAAGACGAATTAAAACAATTCCAACTTATTCTTTATAAAAAATACTTATCACAACAATATAACATTCCTGTAGATGATATTGATATTGAATTCTTTATTGTAAAACGAAAAATATGGGAAGAATCAGATTTTGCTATTAAACGTATTCAACAATTCAAACCAGCATCTGGTAAAGTAAAAATAAATAAAGCACATATAGCAGTTAATAATTTTATTCAAGAGGTATTTAATATTGATGGTTCTCATAAAACCCAAGTGCATATTCCAAACCCTTCAGCATTTAATTGTCGATTTTGTCCTTTTAAAGATAATAAAGAATTATGTGATAAGGGTTAATCTAACAGAATCCTAATATATTTATATACAACAATTAAAAAATAAAATTTATGAGTAAAAAAGACATGACGTTGACCTCTGTAAAAGTACAGAGCGAGTTATTCGAAAATTTCAAGATTGCTTGCGTAAAATACAAATTTTCTCTACAAAAGCTTGCTGATCGAACAATTCATTTGTATCTTACCGATGAAGATTTTAGAAAAAAAGTACACAACCACAACAACCTAGAAATTAACGATTAAAAATTAAATTAAATTAGTTACATGAATAATAGTTTTGCATATCTGCCACCAGAGCAGAGGAAGAAAATTCTCTTAATTTGCGATGATATCCGAGTTCATTCGGGAGTAGCAACAGTAGGACGAGAAGTAGTAGTACACACCTGTCAACATTTTAACTGGGTAAACATTGGGGGATCTATCAATCATCCTGAGCAAGGTAAACGTTTGGATTTATCTCAAGCAACTAATGAAGTTGCTGGTATAGATAATTCATCGGTCATAATGTATCCTGCTAATGATTATGGTGATCCAACACTTCTTCGTACTATTATTGAAATAGAAAAACCGGATGCAATTATGTTGATCACAGATCCACGTTATTTTATTTGGTTATTTTCAATTGAAAATGAAATTAGAAAAAACATTCCTATTACTTATCTAAACATTTGGGATGATTACCCAGCACCTCATTATAATAAAGCATTCTATGAAGCATGTGACTTATTAATGGGGATTAGCAAACAAACAGTAAACATTAATAAACTTGTTTTAGGTGATAAAGCTGAAAATAAAATAGTTAGATATGTTCCTCATGGGTTAAATGAAAAAATATATTTCCCAATCCCCCAAACCCACGAATCATACCCCCAATTCCAGGAATTTAAAAAATCATTACTACAAGGAAAAGAATATGATTTTGTATTATTCTTTAATTCAAGAAATATCCGCCGTAAACAAATTCCGGATACAATGTTAGCTTACAAATATTTCATTGATCAACTTCCAGTAGAACAAGCTAAGAAATGCGCTTTTATACTTCATACAGAAATGATAAGTGATCATGGAACAGATCTTCCAGTTATTAAAGAATTATTATTAAATGAAGATAAATACAACATAATCTTTACTAATAAAATAATGAATGCTACCGAAATGAATTTCATTTATAATTCATCAGACGCACAAATTCTTTTAACATCTAATGAAGGTTGGGGGTTATCATTAACCGAAGCTATATTAGTTGGTAATCCAATTATTGCTAATGTAACTGGAGGAATGCAAGATCAAATGAGATTTGAAGATGAAGATGGGAATTGGTTTACACCATCACCTGAAATTCCTTCCAATAATACAGGGAAATATAAAAAATGCGGTGAATGGGCTTTCCCAGTATTTCCAAATAATCGTTCAATCCAAGGTTCACCTCAAACTCCTTATATTTGGGATGATAGATGTCGTCCTGAGGATGCTGCTGAACAAATCATGGCTGTTTATTCTTTAGATAAAGAAGAACGTAAAGCTAAAGGATTAAAAGGTAGAGAATGGGCATTAAGTGAAGCTGGATTTACAGGCCTTATTCAAGGAGAAAGAATCATTGAAGCCTTTGATACATTATTTAAAACTTGGAAACCAAGAAAAAAATATGAATTAATCAATGCTAATGAAATAAAAGATAGAGTTATAAATCATAATTTGTTATATTAAAATGAAACCATTATTCGTTATAAGTGCCCCTTTTGATACCTACAGTGGCTACGGTGCTCGTTCAAGGGATTTAATTAAAGCCATTATTGAAACAGATAAATATACTGTGAGATTATTATCTCAACGTTGGGGTGCTACTCCGTTTGGTTTTTGTAAAGATAACCCTGAATGGGCATTTTTACTAGATTTAACTTTTTCAAATAACCAACTTCCTAAACAACCTGAAATATGGGCTCAGGTAACTATCCCAAGTGAATTCCAACTTATTGGAAAGTACAATATTGGTTTTACAGCAGGTATAGAAACTACTATTGTTCCCGCAGACTGGGTTGAAGGTTGTAATAGAATGGATCTTAATATTGTATCCTCAGAACATTCAAAACAAATATTTTTAAGTACACAATTTGAAAAACGTAATCGTCAAACAAATGCTTTAGAAGGTGTTATTAAATTAGAAAAACCTATAGAAGTATTATTTGAAGGTGTTAATACTGATGTATATAAAGTATTAGAAAAAAATACTAATAAAAATATTGATTTAAGTCCTATCAAGGAAGATTTTGCATATTTGTTTGTAGGTCACTGGATTGCTGGAGATATGGGTGAAGATAGAAAAAATGTAGGTTTATTAATAAAAGCATTCTATGAAATCTTTAAAAATAAAACTAAAAAACCAGCATTAATTCTAAAAACATCCCAAGTAGGTTCATCTTATGTTGATAGAGAAGAAATTCTTAAAAAAATTAAACAAATAAAAGAAACAGTAAATTCTAAAAACCTACCAAATGTTTATTTACTTCATGGTGAGTTTACTGATGAAGAAATGAATGAACTATACAATAATCCTAAAGTTAAAGCTATGGTTAATTTAACTAAAGGTGAAGGATTTGGTCGTCCATTACTTGAATTTACTTTAACCAAAAAACCACTTATTACTACAGGATGGTCAGGCCATGTTGATTTTCTTAACCCAGAATTTACTAACTTAATTGGAGGTCAGTTAACTAATGTTCATCCTAGTGCCGCTAACCAATGGTTGTTATCTGAATCTCAATGGTTCTCTGCAGACAATGGCCAGACAGGTTTTTACATGAAAGATGTATTTGAGAATTATAAAAACTATATTGATAAAGCTAAACGTCAATCATTCCATAGTAAAACAAATTTTAGTTGGGATAAAATGAAGGAAAAATTAGATAATCTTTTAGATTCTTCTATACCTGAATTTCCAAAAGAAGTTTCTTTAAAACTTCCAACTATTAAAAAAATTGAATTACCTAAAAAAGAAACAATAAATGGATAATCTAATTACTTGCTCCCGTTGTGGTTCAGATGCATGTTATGTTGAAGAAGTGAACCAAGATATTAAAACTTACTTTTGTTATGGATGCGGTTTTCAAACCAACTCCATAATGAAAGAAGGAGAAACATTTTTTGAAGAACAATCAAATATTCTTCCTGAACTTTATAAAGATTTATTTTATAAAGATGAGGAAGGAAAAATATGGATGGCATCATCAGTAAATTTACCCCAACAAGGTATGATATTTGCTAATGGACCTTCTAAAGAAGATTGGGGATGGGCAGCAGTAAAAGCTGTAAAAGTCCTAGATGAAGAAAAAGAAAAATACCCAATCCCAGGAAAAAAAGGAGAATACTATGAATGGAGAATGGATATGACTACATTAAAAATGTTCTCTGAGCGTGATTATATGGAAGCTCTTTCGTATATTGACGTATTACCTGAATAAATTATATTATTATGAAAATAAGTTATGGATTAACCGTGTGTAATGAACACGAAGAATTAAAAAATTTAATTGAGTATTTAATTAAAAGAATTGATGGGGAAGATGAAATCGTAGTAGTTTATGATCAAAATAGAGTCACCCCAGAAGTATTAAAGGTTATAGAAGATTATAAAGAAGAAGCAAATGCTCATCCTTTTAATTTCCAACAAAATTTCCTTGAAAATAAAAACTTCATGAACAGTAAATGTATCGGAGATTATATCTTCCAGATTGATGCTGATGAAATACCTGAAAGTTTTTTAGTGGAAAATTTAAAAGCTATTTTAGAAGACAATCCAGTAGATCTATTAATTACACCTCGTAAAAATTTAGTTGAAGGATTAACCCCAGAACATATTCAAAAATGGGGGTGGAATGTAAATGAACAAGGTTGGGTTAACTGGCCTGATGCTCAAAAACGCATTTATAAAAATACCCCTGAAATTAAATGGTCAGGTCACCAGGTGCATGGAATGGTTGAAGGTTATAAAACATTTGCAACCTTACCATTTACTGAAGAATGGAGTATTATCCATAATAAGACAATTGACCGTCAAGAAAATCAAAATGAACGTTATACCAAAATTGAAATAGGAGAATTAAAATGAGAAAGTACCTACCAACCCTTAGTGAATTAGTAGACAGATTGTCTATTGCTCAGCTTAAAGAAGTGTTTATTGTAGAACATAAAAATGAATACTCACAAGAAATTGCTGATATCGTTCATGATATCCAAGTATTACTTGATGAGCAAAATGGTAAAATAACAGCTGAAACTATTCGTGCTATAGTTGTTTTATCTCAAATGAATCTTCATATTTGGCATAATGAATCTAATTATCGTAAAGGTATTAAAGACGGTAATAACCTAGAATTAACACATGGTTTAAATGGTATTCGTAATGTAGCTAAAAATCGTATTCAAGAAGTAGTAGGTGGTCGTAAAGATTACAAAATTGATTGTTTAGCTGCAGATTTTAAAGATTGGGAAATTAGTTGGTAATATGAAAAAAGTTTTAATAACAGGAGGAGCTGGTTATTTAGGTTCCGTTTTAACAGAAGTTTTATTAGAAAAAGGATATCAAGTAACTGTATTAGATAATTTAATCTATAAACAAACATCAGTAGCTCCTTTTAGCTTTAATAAAAATTTTAAATTTATTTTAGGTGATGTAACTAATAACTCTATCCTACGTCCCTTAGTAGAAGCACATGATGTAATTATTCCATTAGCAGCTATTGTAGGTATGCCTGCTTGTAAAGCTCAACCTGAATTAACTGTAAAAATTAATTTTGAACAGGTAAATAATATTACAAAATGGGTTACTAAAAATCAAATGGTATTAATTCCTAATACCAATAGTCAATATGGTTCCTCTACAGAAATTATTACTGAAGATTCTCCATTTAAACCTCTTTCACTTTATGCTGAAACTAAATGTAATGCTGAAAAAGCAATACTAGACTCAGGTAATGGGATTGTTTTAAGATTAGCAACAGTGTTTGGTATGTCTTATAGAATGAGAATGGATTTATTAGTAAATGATTTTGTATATAAAGCACTTACGGATGGTTATTTGGTATTGTTTGAATCCCATTTTATTCGCAATTATATACACATTAGAGACATTGCTAACACATTTGTATTCATGATTGAAAACTATGAAAAGTGTAATAATAATGCTTTTAATGTAGGTTTAACCTCAGCAAATTGTACAAAACTAGAATTAGCACAAACTATTCAAAAATATGTTCCTGATTTAGTTATTGTTGAAAATAATTTTAAACAGGACTTTGATCAAAGAAACTATATGGTTTCAAATGCTAAGTTGGAATCTCAAGGATGGGTACCTACCTTTACACTTGAAGATGGTATTCAAGAATTAATTGAAGGTTACCAATTGATTAAAAAATCCAAAGATAAAGATTTTACTAATTTATAAAAATATGAAAGAAAATTTAGATGTTTTATTTATTGCTCCTAGCAATGCAGCTGGTATATATCAAGACTTAGCTAAAGATTACGCGGGGATTGAACCACCTACATGGGCTTGCTTATTAGCTGAATCTTGCCGATCTATAGGATATAAAGTAAATATTTTAGACACAGGAGCTGAAAATTTATCTCATGAAGAATCTTTAGAACGTATTAAACAAGATAACCCAAGATTTATTTGTTTTGTAGTTTATGGCCAAAACGTAAATGCTGGTACAACAATGATGAGTGGAGCTGTAGGTTTAACTAATTTTATTAAAGAAAATAATATTAATACTCCTATAGGTTTTATTGGATCTCATGTTCAAGCTCTCCCTTTCCAAACATTAGAAAAAGAAAAAAACATTGATTTCGTTTTCACTAATGAAGGAGTTTATGCTTTGCGTAATTTACTTTCATATGATGACTTTATGAGTAATCTTAAAGATATTAAAGGAATCGGATATAGAGTAAAAGAAACAGTAGTATTAAATCAACCTGAACGATTAGTTCCTAATAACAAAATGGACGAAGATCTTCCAGGATATGCTTGGGATTTACTTCCTTATAATGAAAAACCATTTGACTTATATAGAAGCCCAATGTGGCATGCTGAGTATGATCATTCTCTTAGAACTCCATATGCTGCTGTAAACTCTTCTTTAGGATGTCAATTTGGATGTGAATTCTGTATGATTAACATTTTAAACAGAAATGATAACGATCCTATTGGAGTAGCAGGTAATTACAGTTTAATGAGATATTGGTCTCCTGAGTTTGTATTAAAACAATTTGATAAATTAGTAGAAATGGGAGTTTATAATATTCGAATTATAGATGAAATGTTTCTATTAAATCCTAAATATTATGTTCCTTTATGTGAAGGTTTAATAGAAAGAGGATATGGTGATAAATTGAGAATGTGGGCTTACTCTAGAATAGACACAGTTCGCCGACCAGGAATATTAAAATTACTTAGAGATGCTGGGGTTAGATGGTTAGGTTTAGGTATTGAAAGTGGTGATAAAAATGTAAGATTGGAAGTTTCTAAAGGTAAATTTGAAGATGTAGATATTGCTAAAGTAGTTCACCAAATAGAAGAAGCAGGAATCAATGTTGGTGGAAACTTTATTTTTGGACTCCCAGGTGATACATTAGAATCTATGCAAACTACTTTAGATTTAGCAATAGAATTATCCCCAATGATGGCTAACATGTATGGTTGTATGCCACTCCCAGGAAGTCAAGTTTATAAAGATGCTATTGACAGAGGTTATACACCACCAGAAAATTATGTAGATTATTCTTTCCATTCATATACTACAGTCCCCGTTCCAAATGAAACCTTAACATCAGAAGAAATCTTAAGATTTAGAGATGAAGCTTATATTAAATATCATACTAACCCTAAATTTTTAGAAAAAGTTAGAAATAAATATGGAGATCAAGCTGTTGAAAATATTCTGAATAATACTAAAATTAAATTAAAACGTAAAATTTTAGGAGATTAATTTGGATTTTATAAATTAAATTATTATATTACAAACATGAAAAAAGCACTTATTATTACTTGGGAACGATTCCAAGATCATGAATTAGTTTATCCTTACTATTCACTAAAAGAAAACGGATTTGATGTAACGTTAATGGCTAATAGAGTTGGTAGAATTTATGGTGATATGGGATGTCACATGCCTTGCGATATTACCACAGATATTTTTGAAGATGAAAATATTAGAAGAAGATATCTAAATGAATATGAAGTTATTCTTATTCCTGGAGGAGTTAAATCTTTAGAAAAATTAAGACAAGAAAAAGGTGTTCTTAAATTTATTCAAGAATGGAACACCGCCAATAAAACTATTTTCTCTATTTGTAATGGAGCTCAATTACTAATTTCAGCTGGTATTCTTAAAGGAAGAACAATTTCAGGATATTATTCAATTGATGTTGATATTGAAAATGCAGGAGCTACTTATGATAGAGGTCCCGTAGTAGTAGATGGTAATATTATTTCAACACCACATTATGATTTTATGGGTGAATGGATGAGAACTTGTGTAGAAACACATCAACAAAGAAGTTATAATCCGGAAACTATTATCTAATGAGTTACGAGTCAACAATAGTAAAAAAACCTTGGGGTTATGAATATCTTGCTTATGAAAATGAGCACGTAGCCCTATGGTTTCTATATATTAAACATACTCATTCTACATCTTTACATTGCCATCCTAAAAAAACAACCGGTTTAGTATTATTAGATGGTAAAGCTGAAGTATCATTTTTTAATAATACCAATAAACTAAATCCAGGAAATAAAATAATGATCAGAAAAGGTTTATTTCATTCAACAAAAGCAACTTCAGAAAAAGGAGCATATGTGTTTGAAATTGAAACTCCTGTAGATAAACAAGATTTAGTTCGTTTTAGAGATAGTTACGGAAGAGAAGGTAAACCATATGAAGATAGTACTCATGAAACTCCTAAATTAGAAGAATGTCTTTGGATTACAGATGATTCTAAAGATTATAGTTTTTCTAATTGTGTTTTATCTGTAAAAAATATTACTGATATTTCCCAACTTAATGAAGTTGAAGATCAATATAATATTATGTTTTTAAAAGGTGGTTTGCAAGCCGATTATGGACAGAATGTAGCAAGTCCTGGAGACATTGTCTCAGCAAGTACTGTTAAACAATTAACAGAAGTATTTACTAAAATTGCTCCTGAAACTCTAATAATGATTATAAAAAACAATGGCTAATTTTTACCCCCCAGGATTTGAATCCGAAAAAAAGAATTTAGCCATCGATTTCGATGGTGTAATTCACAATGCTGATAAAGGATGGCATGATGGAACTTGTTATGGAGATCCACTCCCAGGTTCATTAGAAGCATTACACAACCTTTCAGAACAATATAATATTATTATATTTACTGCTAAAGCTAAATCTGATAGGCCTCTTGTAAATGGTAAAACAGGAGTTACTCACGTTTTAGAATGGTTAGAAAAATATAATGTAGCTCAGTATGTAGACTCGGTAACATCCGAAAAACCAAGAGCAGAATTATACATTGATGATAATGGGTATCGTTTTGAAAATTGGAAAGATACATTAAATTTTATGAAAAAGTTATGAGTAATTATAGATTAAAAGCATTTGCTAAAGCATCTTTTTGTAGACATTTTGAAAACCAAGTTTATAAAAACCTTCAAAATAAAACAATTTTAATCCCCGCATATCTGTCAGCAGGACAAGAATATATCCCAGCATCAATTTTTACAATTTTGGAAGAAAAAGGAATTGATACTAATTTATTTATCCAGCATAGAGGACATTCCCATTATCTTTGTAAGGGAGCCGATCCAATTCAATTAATTGATGAATTATTAGGACGTAAAACAGGATGTGCTAATGGAATGGGTGGCTCAGCTTCAATTCAATCAATTGAAAAAAATATTTTTGGGCATGATGGTTTAATGGGGAGTCAAGTTCCTATTGCTGTTGGGCATGCTTATGTAACTCGTAAACCTACAATTGTAACAATGGGTGATGCATCTGCAGAAGAAGATTATGTTTTAGGAGCATTAGGATGGGCATCAACTAAAAATTTACCTATTTTATTCATTGTTGAAGATAATAATTTATCTATTTTAACTGAAAAAAAAGCAAGACGAAATTGGGAAATGGACGATGTTGCAAAAGCATTTAATATGAAAGCTTTTAATATAGATGACAACCCATTAACTATTCAAAATCATTTAGAAAATTATGACTTTTCATACCCTATGCTTTTAAATATTAACACAACAAGAAAATATTGGCATGCTGGAGCTGGAATGGATGGTGATTATAACACTCGTTATGAACAAGAATTAGAATTCTTAGGCAATGAAGCTTTAGAAATTGATACAAATAATAAGTTACTTATAGAAAAGTTATGGCAACAACAGTTAGAGATACAATAAAAGGAATAACCCACAAACACCTCTCAGAAAATAAAGGTAAATGTTACGGACAATGCTTAACAGCAGTTGGTTGGGTTGGAGGTACATTACCTGAAATGTATGAAGAGGAAGGAATGGTTGAATTTTCAATGGCTGATGTCGCTGGAGGAGCAATTGCTACTGGAATTGCTTTAGCAGGTGGTAGACCAATGTATGTAGTTCGTTATCAAGGATTTCAATGGTATAATTTAGCTTCAATAGTTAATTATGCTGCAAAATCTAAAGAAATTTGGAATCGTCCATGTCCAATTTTTGTTCGAAGTATTGCTATGGAAGGTGGTGTAGGGCCAGTAGCTGGTTCATCTCACCATTCAATGGCTCAACGTATGCCTGGTATAAAAGTAGTAGCACCTATGACTCCTGGAGAGTACCAATATGTTTATGATTGTTTTATGGATGAAGATGAACCTTATTACATCTCAGAACATAGAAAGTCATATGATAATACTGAAGAATTAGAAAATATTATTTTACCTAAAGCTGATTTTACTATTTTTCCTATTTCTATTACTAGATTAGAAATGAAAAAACTAGTTGAATTAGCTAAACAAGAAGACATTCAACTAAACATAATTCACCAATTATGGCTTAAACCTTTTATTGTTGAAGATAAATGGAAAATTGCCTTAGATAATTCTAAATTTGGTGGGTTAGTAACAGATGATGATTTTGTAGAAGGTACAGCAAGTAGTATTGCTAATGAATTAAGTTTGGCTTCTGGAAAGAAAATATGGACATTAGGTCTAGAACCTCGTACAGCTGGTTTTTATGCTAATGTAGATAATTTACCACCATCTGCTGAAAAAATAATTGAAAAGCTAAAAAATATTAAAAATGGAATTAGTAAATAGAAACCCATCCCCAATTAAAATCTCAGTAATATTTCCTTCCCGAAAAAGAATAGAAATGTTGAATGACACTTTATTTTCTCTTCTTTCTACAGCTGATCCTGAAAATGTAAATTTTGAAATATTAGTTAAATTAGATTTAGATGACCATGAATCTATTGATTATATAAAAAATTGGGGAAATGAATTTGAAAATGTAACTTTTATAACTAATTCAAGAAAAAACGGTTGGCTTAATATGGTTGACTTTGTTGAAAATTTAATAAGATGTGCTGAAGGTCAATGGATATTAGGATTTAATGATGATTTAATAATGAAAACCCAAAATTGGAATACATTACTAGAAAAACATTTGACTGAATTTAAAGTTTATTATCCAAATCCTAGTTTTGGTTATAGATGGGCTTTTCCCTTATTTCCTAAAAAATTGTATGAACTTTTAGGTCATATATCTCCTCATAACCAAATTGATACCTATTTATATGAATTAGGAGAAAAAATTGGTATTAATTCTTTGATTGATGATGTTGTTTTAGAACATGATTATGAACATTTTGATGAAACCACTGAGGGTAAAGCAGAAGTAATTGATAGAAATTATTTAACAAGAAATTATCATTTTAATTCAACCGAGTTTAAACAAGATATAAAAAAATTAACAGAATATTTAAACAATGATGGAAAGTTTTAAATTACCCTTAATGAGTGATAACATCGATAAAGAAGATGTTAAAGCAGTAATTGATTTTTTAAGTCAAGATCAAATACCTAAATTAACTAATGGTCCTAAAGTAATTGAATTTGAAAATGCTTGGGGTGAGTGGTTAGGTACAAAATATAATCTCATGGTAAATTCAGGAGCATCAGCAAATGAACTAACTATGTTAGCTTTAAATTACATTCATGGCGAAGGTGAAATAATAGTACCCCCTCTTACCTGGATATCAGATATTTCATCTGTTGTTTTTAGTGGGATGAAACCTGTATTTTGTGATATAAATTTAAAAAATTTCTCGTTTGATATTGAAAAATTAAAACAAAGTATCACTCCAAGCACAAGAGCAATATTTTTAACTCATGTACTGGGTATTAACGGATTAACTGATGAACTAATTCAATTATGTAATGAAAATAATATTTTATTAATTGAAGATGTTTGTGAATCTCACGGTACAACATTTAAAGGTCAAAAAGTAGGTACTTATGGTTTTGCAAGTAATTTTAGTTTTTACTTTGCTCATCATATGTCTACTATTGAAGGTGGGATGATTTGTACTAATGATGAAAAATTTTATCAAATATGTAGAGCATTACGTTCACATGGTATGATGAGAGAAATGACTAATGATAAAATGAAACAAGAAATTATTGATGCTAATCCTGATTTAAATCCTGATTTTATCTTTATTCGTCCTGCTCATAACTTTAGAAGTACTGAAATCAATGCTGTAATTGGTTTGTCTCAAATTAAAAAATTAGATTCAAATAATTCACATCGAATTGATAATTTTAAATATTTTATGGAACGTCTTAATCCAAACAAATATCATACTGATATTGAAATGGATGGACAATGTAATTATGCTTTTATTATTGTATTAAAAGAAGGTAACTTTGAAACTAGAAATAAACTAGAATTAACACTACGTGAAAATGGTATCGAATTTAGAAGAGGACTATCAGGTGGTGGTAATCAATTAAGACAACCTTGGTTTAAAAAACATTTTAATATAGATCATTCTCAATTCCTAAATATGGATCATGTTCATCATTTCGGATGGTATGTTGGAAATTATCCTTCATTAGAACGAGAAAAAATAGATACTTTAATTAATGTATTAAATTCATTATGATATTCCCCGAAGTAAAAATATTTCAACCTGATTCTTTTGAAGATTATAGAGGTGAGTTATACACTTTATTCAAACAAGAAGACAGTGATTTAGTTTTTAACCATGATAAAGTAGCAGTTTCAAGACAAAATGTACTACGTGGTTTACATGGAGATCATAAATCTTGGAAACATATAACATGCCTTTCAGGTGAAATTTATTTAGTAATAGTAGATAATAGACCCGAATCTGAAAATTATTTGTGTTGGGATTCTATTATTTTAACTTCAAAAAATAAAAAATCAGTTTTAGTTCCTCCTATGTTTGCTAATGGTCATTTAGTTTTAAGTCCTGAAGCAACATTTTTTTATAAATGGTCATATCCTGGAGAATATCCTGATGTACAAGACCAATTTAGTTTAAAGTGGAACGATCAAAGACTAGGTATACATTGGCCAATAAATAATCCTATTTTATCTAAACGTGATGCTTGATTTTAAATCATACATAAAAGATATTCCTGATTTCCCTAAAAAAGAAATTATCTTTAAAGATATTCAACCATTACTTTCTAATGGAAAAATATTCAATGAAGCTATTACTCAGATGTTAAATTTAATCCCACCCCCAGATTATTTTATTGGTATAGATTCTAGAGGATTCATTTTCTCCTCAGCAATGGCTCAAAAAACACAAAAAGGACTTAAATTAATTCGCAAAAAAGGTAAATTACCACCTCCAACTATTGAATTATCTTATAGTTTAGAATATGGGACTGATACTTTAGAAATTCAACCTGGTAAAGGTAAAGTAGTAATTGTAGATGATGTTTATGCTACTGGAGGTACAATGGATGCTGCTGAACAGCTATGCATCAAAGCAGGTTATGAAGTTATAGATAAAATTGTTTTAATTGATTTAACTTTCTTACATAAAAATAATATAAAAAGTTTGATAAAATATGAGTAAAATCTTTATAGTAGCCCTTCCAGATGAAATAAATAATGATACTACTATATTAGGAAGTCCTGTTATATTTAGTGGTATTGGGAAAATTAACGCCACTATGGCTGCTTATAATGCGGTAAATAGTGGTTATAAACACATAATTAATATTGGTTCATGTGGTTCGTTAAAACATAATCCTGGTGATATTATAAAAATAGGTCAAGTATTTCAAGATATAGATACTAGTCCTATAGCAGAATATGGTTACACACCAGGTGAAACCCCAGGAAACCAAATTATCATAGATACTAAAACAAATTATACTTGTTTTACAACAGATTATTTTTATGATAAATACCAAAAAAGTAAATATTCTCCAAGTTATCTATCAATGGTAGAAAATTGTGATGTTTTTGATATGGAATGTTTTGCTTTATCAAAAGTATGTTGGAAGTTTGGTGTAAAATTTGATTGTTATAAATGGGTTAGTGATGATGGTGATTTTTCTCACTGGAAAGACATGTGTCAGGTAGGTTTTAATAAAATAAAGGAATTACTAAATGAAAGCCAAATTAATTGATGTAGTTAAAGAAACACCTACTACTAGCCGCTTTTATCTCCAACCAGAAAATAAATCTTTTTTTAAACCTGGTCAATTTGTTTCATTAGAATTACCAATTGATGAAAAACCAACAAGAAGAATAAGACACTATTCAGTTGCTAATTCTCCTTCAAATAAAACCTATGAATTAATTATAGTAAAAAAGCCTGGAGGTAAAGGTACAGAATATCTTTGGAACTCACCTTTAGGTACTGAAATTGAATTTGAAGGCCCCTCAGGTATAATGACTATGGGGAATGACACTAAAAAGAATTATATTTTTATATGTACAGGTACTGGGATTTCTCCTTTTAAATGTATGTTAGAATATATAAAAGAAAATAATATAGAAACAGGAGATATTAATTTGATATTTGGTACTAGAGATAGAGAAAGTATTTTATACTATGATGAAATGCTTCAACTAGAAAAAGATCTTCTACAGTTTAAATATCATATTATTTTATCAAGAGAAATTTGGAATGGTAAACAAGGTTATGTACATTCTGTTTATGAAGAAATAATTCAAAATTATTTCCTACAAATTGAACAAGGAACATATAATAATTTAGATTTAGAATTTTTTATTTGTGGTTGGAAAGAAATGGTTAAACAAGCTAAAACCATCCTTCAAAATTTAGGATTCGATAAAAAACAAATTAAAATAGAAATTTATGAGTAAAATATTAGTTATAGGAGATTCGTGTGTAGATATTTTTAAATATGGAGAAGTTACTCGTTTAGCTCCTGAAGCACCTATCCCTATTATAAAACCCCACAAAGAAACCTCTAATCCCGGGATGGCAGGAAATGTAGTAGCTAATTTAAAATCATTAGGTGCTGAGGTAGAATTTATTACTAATAAAACAGAAATACGTAAAATTAGATACGTTTGTTCTAAGTATAATCATTTATTATTACGAGTAGATGAAAACGATACTTGTGAAAAGATAGACATAGTCCCATTTAAGACAGGAGTATTTGATGCCATTGTTATTTCAGATTACTGTAAAGGATTTTTAACAGAAGAAGATATTAAAACTATTGCTAAAAGTTTTGATTGTCCCGTATTTTTAGACACTAAAAAAATATTAGGTGAATGGGCATATGATGTTGATTTTATAAAAATTAATTCGTTGGAATTTAGTAACAATAAATCTCTTTTAACTACCGATAAAACACTATCAGATAAAATTATAGTTACTAGAGGACCTTTAGGATGTGATTATCAAGGAAAAAATTACCCAACTCAAGAAGTTTCAGTTAAAGATGTTTCGGGTGCTGGTGATACATTTTTAGCAGGACTAGTAATAGAATATGTTCGTTCTAAAAATATAAATCTAGCAATTGAATTTGCTCAAGAATGTACAACAATTGTAGTTCAAAAATCAGGAGTATCTACAATCTAATATAATTTAAAAATGAAAACTGCAGTTATTACTTTTAGTAGAAATGATGGTTATAAAGAAAAAGAACGATTCGCCATTCATTTAAACACCCTATTAGACACTTTCGATGAAGTCAATTATGTTGATTGGAATTCAGAAGGTAGAAGTTTTTTATATGAAGTAGAAGACTTAGTTCCTAAAACAGGGCGTATTAAACATTTTATTATTCCCCCATCAGTTCATAAATTGTATTCAACTTATGTTCCTGATATTCCTAAATGTTTTGGTCCATCATCCTTTAATCTAGCATTAAGACGAACAGATGCTGATTGGATTGTATCAACTACAACTGATAATATTCCTCCAACAAGAGATGAATTACATGGGTTAATAAATAACAGTGATTATAACACATTCTACACCGTTAGTAGGCGAGAAATTGAGTATTCCGAGGCATTATCTAATATAAATAATTTAGATCAATATAGACAATATCTTAAAGAATCAACAGAACCTCGTTATTATAATGCAAAAGTATCTCCTAATGATAATTATAGTTTAATAAATTGTTGTGGAGATTTTCAATTAGCACCTCGTAAAATTTGGTTTGATGTTAAAGGATTTGAAGAAAATATGTTCCATAATTGTTTCATAGACACTAATATCCAGAAAAAAGTAGCACTTGCTGGTTATAAACTTGAAGCTGTATATGATATTCCAATGTATCATATGTCTCATGAAAATATTTTACCACAAGCACATACTAAAGCAGTACATAAAAATGCTGAAAAGGCCCCACCAAAATATAACGATGTCTGGAAATGGGTTGAATTTTTCGAAACATCTGAAAATTCTAAAGATTGGGGTCTAGGAAACTCAGATATTGAATATGAGCTTTTTTAATTTAGCTTGGATTTTTAAATAGTTATTATTAAATTTACACAAAATGATATTTGGATATTATTCACGAAACGATAAAAATAAAGAATTGGTCTTAAAAATTGTAAATACATCTCGTTTGCAAGCAGCAAAATCTTTTGCCGAACGTAAACAGTTAGATCTTAAAACATTTTTGAAATTATACGCTGTAGTAACAATTGTATGAATCCATTTGGTAAAAATATTAATATTAAACGTCGCAATGATGAACCTACTGAGAAAGAAATTTTCTTAGAGATTATTCAAATTGTAGATGAGTGTTGGAAAAGAACCAACCACATGGAAGAAGAAATGGGTATGGGGGTTTCTAATTATGAAGAACCTTTTTATCTTGTAATTGAAAATTTAGTCTTTCTTCATTATGGTGAATGGAAGGGTCATATTGTTTTATGGTGGTTGTTTGAACGTTTTACTGAAGAAGGTGAATTATTAGCTATTGAACTTAATGATGACGATAGTAACACCACAGAAGAAGTATTAGTTGAAACCCCTGAACAACTTTGGGACCTAATTAGAAAAATAGAAATAAAATAAAAGTTATGATTATACGCTATTGTAAAGGATGTGGAGAACAAATTAATCCAAAGAGATTAGAAATCATTCCCACAGCAATCACTTGTGTTCCTTGCTCAACAACACAAAAAAGAGGAGCAGTCACAGTAATGAAAGGTGAAGGAGACCACACATGGATTGAAACTATATTTATGGAACATGAAGATTTCCAACACTACATGGAACAAGAAGGAAAATTAAAACGTATGAACTTGAAAAGCCCTAAAGCCGAATATCAAGACTATGAAAGTGATGATATTTCAATGAGTGATAGCGATATCCAAAACTTTACAGAAGAATAATGCCTAAAGCTAAACCATTATCGAAAGAATTGGTTTTGGCCGCGATAAATAAGACCAAATCAAATAAGGCAGCGGCTCGCTATTTGAATGTTTCTTACATTCATTATAAAAAATGGGCTATATTTTACGATGCTACTAAAGAAGGATATCCAAATTTATTTGAGCAGCATAAAAACCAATGTGGTAAAGGTATTCCTAAATTCTTAAGTAATGGTAATCCAAGAAAAGATTTTGCATTACTAGATCTAATTGAAGGTAGAATTGACCCATCATCTTTCAACCCAGCCAAAATTAAATACCGTTTAATCCAAGAAGGTTATTTAAAAGAAGAATGCACATCATGTGGATTTAGTGAAAGACGAGTTCTTGATTACAAAATGCCCTTAATATTAAATTTCAAAGATAATAATAAACAACATTATCGTCTTGATAATTTAGAAATGCTTTGTTATAATTGTTATTTTCTACAAATCGGAGACATATTTACGGGTAAACAACTTGAAGGTTTAGAAGACCATGTATCTAAAAATGAATCTAAAGTGGATTGGGATGTAGATGATTATACCCAACAACGTCTTAAAGAGTTGGGATTATTTGATTCCCACCCAGTTGATGATGGTAGCGAATTTATTTCACGATTATGAAAAAGAAACGAGTACCCCTATTAAAAAAAGGTAAAAATAAAAAACATGATAATATTGTTAATGACTTTGATGTTCAAAAACAAAAACATCTTGAAAAACTAGCAACCAAAATGTTAGATGACCAAGATAAACTTAATAAACTAAAAGAAAAAAACATAAACACAGATTTCCTAAAATTATTTTGATATGGCACCAGAAATAACAGTCCAAAACTCAGATGAGTTCCAAGAAATGGTAGATAGTAAAGATTTTAGACTCTCAGAAGCTGTAGTGAGTGGTATTTTAAAGAACGTAAAATCAAAGAAGAAACACGTTCATGTATTATCCATCCACTGTATAGAAGATGATGCAATATATGATATTACTGTTGAACGTAAACATTTTGTTGAAACCTTAGAGGAAAATTTACCCTATTATGTTCGTGAAGAGCGTTATGAAGATTGTCGAGTTATAGCAGATACAATCAATTCACTAAAAAATCAAGACGTGTTAGATATTGTAAAGGAGATTGAAAGATTCAAAAAATAATTTGGTTCCCTGAAATAAGGTACATATATTTACATAAACAAAAAAATAAAAGTTATGAAAGAAAACAAAATGTTTAATCAACAAACAATTGATTTTGTTAAGAAACATGTTAAAAATGTTTTGAGTGTCGCAGTAGTAGCATCAGTTGCTACAGCATCGTTTAAATTAGGAGCTAAGTATGGTGTTTCCGAACCTAAAGGTGAAAATCCTTATGCTCATGCGTTTTCACCTGAAGAAATTTCTATTGCTGTTAATGAAGGTAATGAATTGATTATGATTGAGAGAGCTACAGGAAATTACATCGTTTACAGTGATAAAATTGGTCAGACAATTTTTGGTATGTATGCTAACCGTATTAGTCAAGAAGTCAATGCTGGTAAATAGTATTAAAATCGGTATCGCAGTGGGAGCATTAGCTGTCGCTGCGTTAACCGTTACTAGTAAAGAATCTACATCAATAGATAATGTAAGAATTCCTGATAGTATTGACCAATCATCCCCAGTAAGTTTACAAATGTATCAACACATTAAACAATATGCTGATTCATTTAATATTCCTCTAAAATATGCTTTTGGTATTGCAAACACTGAAACAGGATATAAAGGTCCATTTCATTGGAAATATAATCCTGCTCAAACATCATCAGCAGGTGCTGTAGGTCCAATGCAGGTAATGGTATCAACTGCTCGTTGGATTAATAAAGATATGGTATCTAAGGAACGATTGAAAACTGATATGAAATACAATATCTATACTTCAATGAAACTTTTACGTATTTTATTTGATAAAAACGGTGATTGGAAAGTTGCATTTGGAGAATATAACACTGGTCGTCCTTGTATTAATGGATATTCACATAAAGTTTATAATTATAAACCAAACTGGTAAAACAAATTGCGATATGTATTAGAGTACGTTTTAAACTCTAAATAACATGGCAAAATCAAAATCACAAACAGTAATCTTAAAAAAAGACGCTCCTAAAACATCTCGTCCTGGAGTTCATGCAAAATCAAAAACAAGTAAATTAAAATCAAGTAAAAATTATCGAAAACTATATAAAGGTCAAGGAAATTAAAATTAATACAAAGTTATGAGTAAAACAAGTCATCACGCAAAATTAGAATGTTTGAAAATTTGGATTGAAAATCGCAAATATAAACCTAAGAAAAAATTTAAACCACTCTATCTTCAAAAGTCCAACGATG